CATTTGTAAAATGAGGCTTGGCTCACGCTATGCTTCCGGCAGACATCAGCAACGCTGACACCGCCTTCGGCTTCCTTTAAAATGGCACAAATCTGTGATTCGGTAAAACGGCTTTTCTTCATGAGATAAGTCTCCTGACCCGATCGGGTCGTCTAGGGTGAAACTCTCTACTTCGAGATGCGTTACGTTTTAGGGAGGACTATACCTCAAAATGAAGTTTTTCAAAGGTTAGCCAAACTATGGGATTGTAAACAATTTAGTTTTATAAAGATTTCCGCCACTACCTACTCCACTTCTCTCTTACCCTCCTTGCTAAGCGAATAGCTCTCTCTTTCGCTTCGTCATCCTGCTTCTCGCGGGCTTGCTTTAGCAAGTTGCGGATCGCTTTTGCTTCGCCCTTGCTGTAGGCTCCTCGGCGCCGGGCTTCATCCATGACCCACTCAACATCAGCATCCGACCAAGGCGAAGGCTCGCGATAGAGACGGCCAAGGCCGGTCATATTGCCCAAAAACTTCCTCAAGGTGGTCTTGTCGTCTGGGGTGATCATCGTTCCCCAGCCGGCACCGTAGCCCCTGATAACGTGGTCGACCTTTCTGGGGTCAATGCTGTAACCACTTAACATGCTACCGATTTTGCCTAATTCCGAAGCACCCTCGAAGCCTTTACGCTTAGTAACATCGCGCTCGTAGGTCTCCCAGTAGGGAACGATCGTGCGACCACGGAAAAGGTCGTAATTCATCATCGACTCAACAACAGGAGCGAAGCCCGAACTCATTGAATTCCAGTCAAGAGGCAGGACTGCAGCAAAAGCACTGTTGCCGTAGTTTTTCCAAGCATCTTTGGCCAGGTCTTCACGGCCCACACTTTGCGCCGCAATCATCTCGGCCATTCGCCGGGCCCCGCTGAACATGAAGCCATATTCGTACGGCATAGGAATCATGATATTCTTGCCGTTTCCAACCGGAATAATGTGATTGAAGTCGCGGAAGTAGGCCGGGTATTTCAGCCAACGCTCCCGGTCTTCCTCGTCCATCATCAGCAAGGCCGCAAGATAGCCCATCACCTGCATGGGCGCCAGGCGCGTCATGATGCGCAAAGCAAAGGCAGCATTGCCGCGTTCCTGTCGCGTCTGAGCTAAGCGGCGCAAGCCCTGCAAGGCTGGGTTCACGAAAAGCAAGACCGAGCCAAGTCCATACACGGCGGCACCCATTTCTGCGAAGTCGATCAGGCCGCGACCAGCATCAGCACCAATTAATCGCGCTTCGCCTTCGGACTTCCCTTCTCGACGTGCCTTCTTGTAGGCAGCCAAGTATTCAACCTTACGGTTAATTGCATCCGACTCTTCGCCAATTTTTTCCCAGGCGCGCAGCATTTTACGCCAAGGCGTAATCAGGGTGCGGCCGGTACCGGTTTCGCTTTGCAGGTATTCAGCCATGCGCTGCCCGATTTGATCAGGCAACCGCTCCATCATACCAGCGAAGGCGCCGCCGGTTGAATGATAGGCCTCGTTCAGGGTCAAGCGCCCCAACTCGCCACGGCCTTTAGCCAGTTCTTCGGCCTTATTTTTCACGAAGTCTAAGCCAAGGCCGCTGTTGCCATCGATCATCCTGGCCTGTGCATCGCGGAACGGTTGCGCAACAAGGAAGGTGGGCGATCGAGTAATCATAAACCGCTGCAAGTTGACCAAGGCCCGCATCGTGCGCGAGAAAAGATCATCGCTGCCGGCTGCACCACGGTTATGCATGGCGTTGAGCGATGCATTCATGGCGCCGTTAAACACCCACATTTCATGCTTACCATCGCGGCGGAAGTGATGGATCTGCCGCCCTTCGTAGGTGTTCTTGCGCTCCCCGTCGTTTTCGCGCCAATGATCCTCGTATTCCTCTTTGCTGACTTGGAAGGCCAGGTCATGGAATTCGCCGCGCTTCTGGTTCTTGCCTGGCTTAAAGGCATCGGTTAAGGCAATCATAGCCCGGTTGCGATCTCCAACAGCGACCGCATTGGCAACCTGAACCAGTAGACCTTGGACCGGGTTGGCGACCTTGCGCGTCGATGACTTAAAACCCTTCGTTGGCAAATTGGCCGTAATAATGTCATCATCAAAAAGTCGGTGCATGTCGATGTAGGCAGGGACCGACTCTTCCTTGGCGATAAATGTTTTTCCGTCTGCTGTTTTCCAGGTATCGCCTTTCTGAACGGCTTTTGGATCAAGCGTATAGCGCACCACCTGACCTTTATTGGTGATTTCCACCGCCATCAATTCCTTGCGCATATACTTATTGTTCATGTCCTCGACTTGCTTGGCACTCAAGAAACCGGAATCATGTAAGTAGCCTAATACAAAATTAGAAATGACGGCGTAGCGACGCAAGAATTCGTCATGCGCTTCGCGATGCGGATCATTGACCATCTCATCAAAGGCCTTTTTCGCCAACTTGTAATCGCTGGTCAATCCGCCACCGATACCAGTAATGCGCTGCGACCACTTCCGCCACACCTGAAAGCGAGCATTGCGGAAGGTAGCCAAAGAATCGCGCACAATGGCGTTTGAAAGCACCGCCCCTGTCGCCTTCGGCACATTAAATGGCTGCTTAGGGTTCATTGCCTTGCGGCTGGCTTTGATCAATTCACCACGCAGCGCGCTGACAAATTCTGGCCCGGTGTGCGCATTAAGCGCCTGCATTGCATCGTCCCGGTCTGGTTGGCTGCCTTTTGATTGTCGGATCAACCGCTCCATCATTTTGACTATTCGTAGCGCGATGGTGTTAGCCTGATCAAAAGATAGGCCTTCCGGTGGTAATTCTGACAACGCGGCTGCTATATGGTCGGCTGGTTCAACACTCTCTAACTTGGCGCGCTGATATTCCAAATCGCCTTCTAGCCTTGTCCGTCGCACCACGCCTTTGGCAACGGCTCGGTCCATTTCGTGTTGGGCCTCTCTGGTTGTGAGGTGCCTGAGTGGTGCCAGGAGCCAGGCGAGATTGACTCGCTCTCCGGTCACAAGATCGAACAACGGCGAGCCATCAAAGGTGGCGAACCCCTTGCCGTACATCCACGATTCTAACTTACCGGCAATGCCGCGACTCAATCGGTTGAGCAATCGGTAATCTTCAAACGGTGACAACTCATCAATCTCTCGGCCTTGGCGCGCTAGGCCCTCATGCCAGCCCTTGATTGCCAAGTGTGCATCATTGAACCAGCGGAACGCCAGCCAATCACGCCACGAACCAGCGGTAAATTCACCCAGCGAACGCTTGTCCTTGGTCGAGAAAACATTGCGGCCATGTGCCAGGTCATTGAGCCAACCGATCGCCTTGCGTATTGGCGAGGTCTGACGCTTAATTAATTCCTCAAGCGCCTCGATCTGGTGTAGTGGTCGGTCTGCGGCCGGCATGCCTTCAATTTGCCGCACATAATTGCCGAATGACTCTAATGCCTCCAGCTGCTCTTGCGGCACATGCTCACGCATCAGGCGCTCTAACTCAGGAAACTTACTCGTGCTCGATGGCGCCACCGCCCAAGCCCGCATAAATTCTGCCCAGCCCTCATGCCGTAGGTATCGCTCGCGGTCTTCCTTGCGCAGCCCTGCCGGCGGTTTGCTGCCAAACTGCCCCCACCAAGCCAAGTCGGTGGCTGGAAGGCTTGGGAGGTCAACAAGGTCATTCAACGCCGCAATGCGGTGGCTGATTTCGTGTGCCGTCGAATCCAAATCGCCTTCGTGCGCGATACCAGTAGCCCCGGTGGCCTCATTGAAATAACCACCCAAACCACGCGGAACAACAATACGTCCCTCGACCTTCGTTTGGCCAAGTCCCGCATCAGTCAAATCCTTCGCGAATTTCTTGATGCGATCAGCGTAATGCTCTAATCGCTTCGCCTTCGTCGGTATCGCGTCGATTTTCGGACGATCAGGCGTGTTCTTGCGTTTGGTGCGCTCAAACGGGCGCCCGGCTTCAGTGCGGCCAATTTCGCCGCGGCCGTCATCGTTGTCCTGCTTATCGAGGTCGCGGTCTGGTGAACCTGGGTCGATATCTCGTTGCGGAGAACCAAAACCTTTGTTAGGCTCTCCGCCAGACCCATTGGTGTTGAACCCGGTGTCTCCCTCTGTCTCCGAAGTCGCGGAGTCATGGTGCCCGGGCTGAGCCGGTGGGTTTGCGCGTTTACTGTCATAAAAAAAGTCACCGTCGTAAAAGAAGTTACCGCTGGCGGTTTCTCGAACCATTGCAACGCCAAGTCCTTCGATGCCATTCACTGTTACAGATTTTTCGAACCGGTGTACCCCTCGAACATGTTCTCGGTTTTTCCGGTCAGGGTCGAAGCCCTTGTAGGTTCCCGTTTTGATAATGTCAGCTATCTGCGGCAGTGCAGAGAGGTCCATAACACTATGGCGCCCAGAAGTTGCATGCTTAATTCCGGCAACAGTAAACTGAATCTTTCCAACTTCTTCGCGTTCAATCGACCTTCCGACAAGGTTTTCTCTCGCCCATGTGCGAGAAGCCTTCATTAAATTTTTTTTGTCATTAAATGGGATTGTGGGGTTGCCTTCTGAAGTTTCATTGGCATCAGGCTCTTCCCGCGAACGCCCTGAATTTCGTTGTGGCGCGGCAAACTCAGTGTTAACATTTACCAAGTCTTCCTGGGTGTCGGCGGCGCTGTCTTTAACTGGTTGTGGTTCTGGATCAGCAACGGCGGTGGTGGTGGCGGGCTCGGCATATTCTGCGGGTTGCGGGCTTGGCGCTGGTTGCTTGACCGTTGCTTGACCGTTGTTTGATCGGCTATCCTTCCACTCGTCAACGGTCTGCATAAACTCTATTTTTAATAAAATCTTGGCTGTTCCGCTGCGCTCCCACGGCGTCCCGCGCAACCACCGCTCTGCTGTCATATCAGCAAAGATATTTGCATTTTCAATAAAATGCTTTTTATCTTCGGGTGTTTCAAGAGTTGAGATAAGACGGTTTGCTCGCTTAGCCATGTGTGACCGCATAATGAGCATATCAGGGTGACCTAAGTCCTGATCGCCTGGTTGTGGATTTGGCGCCGGTTGCTCGTCCTTTTCATGATCTTCGGTTACTTGACCGTTGTTTGCCTGCTCCGGTTGCGCCGCTGCGTCAGCATTCGCCCGGCTGTACGCATTTTTGTACGCCTGCTCCAGCTGGGCATGCGCGCCGCGTTGACCAACCATCCCGGTTGGCATGAGGATATTCGTTGCCAGGAATTTAGCGCGATCGCTCCAGGCCTTTTGCTCTTCTTCGGTTTCTGGCGCCTTGCCGTCGCGCCTGAAGTCTTCCGTGGCGCGTTTCTCGATGGCTTTGCGTAGGGTGTCAAAATTACCGATAGACCCGCTACCCACTGATTGTTGCTCAGTTGGAAGCGGGTTTTCGTTGGTTTTTACTGGCCTTTCTTCAATCGTCGCGGTAGGCACAGGACCAGAAACAGGAGCAGGGTGCGCTTGTTCGGTGGTTTCCTCGGCTGGTGCCGGGGCAAAGTTGGCAGGCGTTAAGCCGGCTTTGCCGCCGCGTAACTTCCCGTCAGCGGTGCGCGCAACCAAACGGCCATCGTCGCGCACTTCTTCGATGGTGTAAACGCTGCCCTTGTGTTTCCCCTTCGTGACGACGACTTTTTCACCGGCTTTAACCTGCTTAAAGTCGGTGCCGCCAGGGGTGAAAATTGATTCAACCGTACCGACTGGCGCGGTGTTTTCCGTTTTGTCGCTCACTTCCTCGGGTTTTTGATCGACAATGCCAACAGGTTGCGGTGGTGCATCTGGCGCAGCATCGCCCTGAACCAACTCGATCCTGCCAGGGCGCCCCGCTGGTGCTGGCGTTGGTTTCCATTTTGGCTCATTGGACTGCGGGACCTCGTTAATTTCCCACGGCATATCACCAGTAAACTGTGGGCCAAACACACCCTCAGTATCAACGCCAGTTGTGGCGGCGCCCTTCGCCATCTGCTCGGCCTTTTGCGTTTGGTCTGCCAATGCATCGGCTTCTTGCCGGGCCGCGATCATCTTCTGCTCGTGCTTGGCCAATTCCGCCGCGTACGGGTGCTCTAATTCCGTATTGGCTGGGGCTGAAGGGTTTTGCGGGTTGCGCGGCTGGCGTAGGAGTTGCGCTGTCAGGATCACCTTGTTTGCCTGCTCTGCGACCGGTTGCGCCGCTGCTCTGGCGACTCCCGCCACATCGCTCGCAATGCCGGTAGCGCCATCTCTGACGATGCCACCAATCGCCGCAACTTCCTCGGCCAACGTTTTCGCATGCGGTGCAATTACCTCGCCGGCCTTGAGTGCGCCTTTTGCCGCGACTTGTATCCCTGCGCCTGCGGCCTGGGCAAGATCCTGCCCGGCTACTTGCGCAATTTCTGGTGCTCGTGCACCGCCGCTTACTGCGGTCCCTAAGACGCCACCAATAGCACCTTCGTAGAACATTGCTTCAGCGGCTTCTTGAAAAGTTTTGCCATCATTGATTGCTTGTAAAAAGCCTGCGCTGCCTTCTTCCGCGTAGTCGCCCAAACCGTTTGTTATCAAGAATTTCGCGACATCATTTTTCGTGGCTAATTTAGCAGCATCATCGAGACCCGCCAGAGCCTCTACTCCGTATTTGCCTCCAACATATGTCGTTAATCCATCAATCAGGCCAGCGGAAATCGCGCTACGGTAGCGTTCGGCACCTTCTTTATGTCGGTTATCGGCAAAGTTAATGCCTGCACCTTGAGCCCCGGCCACCGCGGCCATTGCGGGCAAGCCTAGAGGAGCGGCAAGTATTGCCGGCGCGAGCGATGGTACCGCTCCTGCAACATCAGTCGCGAAGTTACTACCTTTGTCAATTATTTGCGCATACGCTTCCCTGGGCAGAACTTGATCCACATGACCGCTTGGGATGCCACTTTGCCATGCCTGTAATTGTCTTGAGGTGTCATCAATCGACGAATATGCTGCATGAGCCATTCGTTTAATCTGCCGTCTGAGTTTATTCCTACCCCAAATCTGCATCGGTAGCGAGTCACTTGCGACCTCAGCTGCGGCGAATGGCATCTTGCTAAAATTAGAAAGGTTATCGATTACCCTGGCTTGCGTAGTTGCCCATGCATCTCCGCTTGCGCCATTTGACGGGGTGTAGTGGTACAGAGTGCCGACGTCACCAAGAAAGTCTAATTCGCGTTGCTTTTCACCACCATTTAGGCGCTCAACGAGTTTTCCAACAAATTGCTCAGTCTGGGGTACTCCAAGCATGCCAAGGGTCTGTAGGGCCCGCTCGTAAACTTGATCGCCGTGCGCAAAATACCCACCTTTTTCATCTAAAAATGACTGAAAACTTGATAAGGCGACATCAGCGTAGGGATGTTGTTCCATTTAATGACTCCATTTCGTCAATTCATTAAGTAATTCAGAGGCGTTTTATGTGTTGCCAAGTCTTTCATTAATTAAGGTGCGTCGGCCTCCGAGTGTTCTAAGTGCTTCATTTGTAGCGCTGCCAATACCCCCTGCGCCTCGTAGCGCTGCCAATACCCCCTGCGCCTCTTAATTTCCGCTGGACATCAGTTGGGATCCCTGCGCGAACGCGCCATTGATTTAGAATTGCTCGCTGCATATCCGGTTCAGCTTGATCAAGCGCAAGGCGAAATGCATTGGCCTCTTCAGGTGACAACTGCCCAACAACCTCCATCTCGTCTAAAGTAGGTTGCCGACCACTGTATTGCTCACCTCTTGATGTGTCAGGGAATATTTGTGAAGCAGGAGCCTTTAATCTGTTTTTGAGACTGCCATTGCCGAACTTATTATCGATTTCAATTTCATCGGGTGACAAAGCTGCCCTTCTTGGGTCGCGCATGTTCTCTATGGTAAGTTCTGGGGCCGCTACCGACTCGTCTTCCTGCTGTAAGGTTGCTCCAGTCTCTTCAGCGGTTAACGCTGGGGCCGGGGCTGCTTGCTGTTGAGTCGATCCCGCAGGGACGCCATTCCACCACTCTGTCCAGCTACGTTTTGGGTCAAAGAAAGGTGGCTTATATTCTGGCTCAGGCTCCGGTGGCACATGCAACGGCTTCAAGCCAAACGCTGAAGCCTGCTCGTTATAGACTGCGCGTGGATCACCCTCGACGGTTTCAGCAATATCCTTTGAAATGCGCCACATATCCATGTTCAGTGCCGGTGCCGCTTGCGTCTTCGCGGCATCACTTGCGACCTTCTGTTGCAGCAAGTTTTGCCTGGTGAGCGCCAAGCGCATCCGGTTATCTTCCCGATTGGCCTGCAATTCCTGCTCGCGTCGTAAACGAGGGCCCTTCAGGAGTTCAGCCGACAAATGCGCCAGACCATTCATAGCGCCATGCGGCGCAAGTGCTGCGGTGATATATTGACTCATGATTGCCTCTTATCCGATTCCGAAGGTTGCCCCATTGGCGTTCACACGCGGTTGATTGCCAGCAAATCCAAAGAGGCCGCTGCCAAGTAAATTCATCCCGGCCGAAGCCATGTCCCAGCCATTGGCCTGGTTGGCTTGCCCCATTGCCGTATCAAAATTGCTGCGAGCAATCGCGTATTGGCGCTGTGCGTCGGTCAATTCATGCTGCACCGTTAAATTGGTGTCGTGCGCGTTCTGACGGACCTCGCGCATATTCTGGCGATACGGCATCATCGCAGCATTCATGTGCTGTGCCCGCCCTGCTTGCGTTTGCGCGTAGGTGGATTGATCGAGCATTGGTTGGATGCGCTGTTGCGTTTCTGCCTGGGCCTGCGCTGCCATTGGCCCGCCCACATTCGGCGCCGATTGTGTTGCTGCATTCTTTCCCCAAATATCACGAAAACGATCAGCGCGGTTTTCACCGGCTGCCTGTTGACCGCCCAAAGCCTGGATCACCGGGTTGTACGCCGTCTGTGCGTCCCTCGCGTAACCAAACATCGAATCGCGCAGATAGTCGTTTGCCGCGCCCGTGCGTTCGAAATGCGCGTTTTGATCCTCGCGCCATTGATTAATGGCCCGTTGCCGCTCCCGCTGGCGTCGTCGTTCGGCACTTGAACCGAAAAGACCACCAAGCGCCTGCGCTCCGATGCCTGCCGCCATTGCCCACACCATAATTAGCCCCCAAATGCGTTTGGCTGGAAGGAATAGGGTTGATACCCGCCGCCCTGCCATTGTTGTATCTGTGTGCCAGGAACACCGTTGTGCACACCAAAGATGCCCTGGAATTCATTCACCATTGGCCGGCTATTGTAGTTGCCGATCCCGGCGCCGATGCCTGATAGAGCCCCACCAATTGAACCGGAAACACCATTATAAAACTGCTGATCGCTATTGAATTCGGCCAGGTTGGCTTGGTTCGCGCCAATCGTCTGCAAGGCGCTGTTGTTCATGCCGTTTTGCATCGCTTGCGCACCGGCATCGCTGAATGGGTTGGTACCAAAAACCTGCGCCAAAGCCGCGTCACGTTGGTTATTCCAATTGTTGGTGACTTGATCTTCCGCCGCAAGTGCCGCGGTTAAATTGGCTGCGGTTTGGGTTTGGTATCCGCCGTGCAAATCAGCGGCCTGCTTGGCGTGAGTTGTCGCGCCAGCCTGGCCACGGCCATAACTATTGTAATGCGCCTGGTTGAGGTTGCGATTATAGTTGTCTTGGTTCGCCTGCTGACGCGCACCAAAGATGTTTTGGAAAGCGGCCTGTTGGTCTAATTGCAGTTGGCGCGGATCAAAGGCCTTGTCGATGTCGCGCTGCTGCTGATCACGCAGGTTCCGTTGATCACCCAAGTGCCGACCGGTGGCATTCCCATCAAAGGGCTGCACCGGCTGCTTGCTTTTCATGCCAGGAGACGCCATTTTATTGCGATCCTGCGGCATATTACTTCCGACTACTGAGGGTATAGGTCGCATAACTTAATCCTTGATGATATAATTGACGTTCTGGCAGGGGGGCGTATTAGCGAAGGCTTCACTGTCACCCTCTTCTGTCGTGTCTATCTCGTAGAGGTCAAACTTATCTCTACCGTTAGCAAATGTGCTATGCTCATGGCCGCCCTGCGGTCCATCTGAACTAATTTTTTCACCCACGCCAACAGGTCCACTCGTGCGATGGTCAACGATGTTTCTTTGGTTTTCTGATATGTTTTGACCCTCGACCCAGCTACTTCCGTCTCCCATGTAGCCTTTCGTTATATGTTTATGAGGTGGCATATTCCCTTCAGCGAGAACGGTGTTAGCAATCCCGCCAACAGTCCCTCGGTCTTCGTTCGGCACGTTAAGCGGTGCCGTTCCGCCATCGTTCCGGCCACGAGGAAAGCGCCCGCGCAAGTCGGGCAGGTTGAATGTCGTCGCTGAATCGCCGGGCCCGTATGCCACGCCAATTGCCTGAAAAAGTCGCTGGTACGTTGTGCGGTTCAACTCGCCGCCGTGGCACCAATGCCAACCGTTCGGCAAGGCGTCACCAGCAAACGGCACAATCATCCCGGCCGGCAAAACTGGATAATTGGCAACGGTATCATTGATTAATGCGCGCACCTGGCCAACGCTGATACTTTGGTCGTCAATCGAGTCATCTGCCAAGTTGATCGCATCAACCGGCATGCCAGTGAAAACGCGCCCAGCCATAGGCATATTGGCGGATGGATGATTTGAACCATTCAAACGCCAGTAGAGCGATGATAATTGGCCAAGGTCAGCAACGAGTGAACGAATCTGCGCCAGGGAAACCGGTTGATCGTCATTCTCGGCATCGGGAATGCCGTTGATTGCATTGCCAAGCATATCCAAGACGCCGCCCATCGAGGCGCCATTCAACGAGGCATAGCCAGCACCCATGCCAGGCACCACCATGATATGCACCACGTCACCCATGCGCACCGGACGCGGAAAGGTTGGCTGCACCGTCGTTCCATTTACCCAGGTGGCCGGGTACTCATTTCCATTCAGGGTGCAAAACAGACCGTGCGTAGCAGTGTCGTACGTAGCGCCAAGGGTGTAGGTCGTTTCGCCGCCAATGGGCAAAAAACGATTCAGGCCAGGGAACAATAATTGCTCCATGACGCGGGTTAATGTTTTTTGCAAAAAGCGATCAGCGGCCATCAGACCTCCCCAATGAATGACAAAGCATCCAATCTCCAATCCGAACTAGCGTTTGGGTCGTGAATTGTCAAATCCCAACCGTAGGCGCGTCCAAAAACTCTCGATCGTGCCGGCTTGCCGGCCTCGGTGCCTAAAACGCGGTCATCCCGGTCAACGCCATCGCTGGCAATACCCAAGGTCAGGGCTTCGGTTGCCTGCGCGGAAACGTGCGTTGCTTTGATCAATTGCCCGGCTGGATGGCGCATGGTTTCTAATTGAATCGTGACAGGAATCGCGCCGCCGGCCTCGTCGGTTTCAGCCTCGTCATCCAAGCGGTAAATGTCGTCACCGCTACGGAAGTAGACTTGGCCACCGGCCTCGCACCACATGTCAACCGACACCGGCAATTCCCATGTGGTCCAGCCATTGCGGCCACCGATTTCTAACGACAAGCAATAAACCGTCGAACCGCGTGCACAATAAAACTGCTGACGCGCATCAGACCAATGCGCCGCAATACTTTCCGTTGCCAGGATATTCGCCACCAATGGATCAATGGGGTCGCCAATGTTGCCAGCGTCGGTTTCACCATCGCGCAACGTGCCCGACAACAGGCGGAAACCACCACGGCCGTAATACATCACATCGCGCCGCATCGAAACGATGGACATGGGGTGATAGCAACCGGGCCCCTTAAGTGCTACCTCAAGGAAAATAGCGGCCGGGTCGGGGTGTGGTCGCCACACCTGAATGGCATCATCGAAAAACAACGCCAACTTACCAGCCAGGTTGCCAAGCGCATTGAGGCGCGAGGACCCTTCAGCGTAGCGCGAAACATCGAGGCCATTGTCAACGTTGCTATTCGGCTCCTGCCAATTTACCCAATCTTCTAGGGCTGAATAGCGCAAGAGGCCTTGGCCAGGATCAACCGCCCATAACCGGCCTTCTGCTGAAAGAATGTCACCGCCTGGCGTAAATGGCGACGGGGCTTGCGCGCCATCATAATAAAAAGCCGGGCTGCCGTTTGAGGTGGCCAGGATAAATAATTTTCCTTCGCCATCAATTTGCACCGATTCAACGGAATCTAAAACAGCGGTATCAACGCTGGCGTATTCCGTCAGCGCAGGGGCAGGGTCAGTGACCGTATTCGGTACGATGGCCGTCACGGCGCCGCGATGGTCAAAGATGCCGCGTGAATCGGCATGCACCGTAGCGATCTTCTGCACTGCCGGCCGGCGCGACAATGATCCGGTGCCGTCCAAGACAACGTTTTCGGCAACAGCGCACACACCTGGGCGCCAGGTGCCATGCGGCTGCAAGTTAATGCCATGAAAAGGCTGCGAATTAAATTGAATCGACTGCATCTTATGGCTGCTCCGGGGCTAGGTCACGAATAAAGTTTGCAAAGAGTGAAACCCACAACTCATTGAAAAATTGTTGCTCTACAATATCTGCATCTGGTTCTTCACTTGCTAGCCAGGCCTTGAACTGGCTATATGTGGGTTCAATTGTCCCTGTTTCCATTGAACCCGAGTTATCTACGACCAGTAATATTTTATTCGCCTGGAAGGTAGCGTCTTGTGCCAATGCATTGGCCTTCACGAGGTGGAAGTGATTTTGAAGGTCCGTAAGCGTTGGCGGGCGACCTACATTGATTGCGGGGAATTCAGGCGGAGGCGATGAATAGGTAGACGGAATGCAAAACTCCCATCCGCGTACAACAATGTGACCCTTGGGAGAAATAAGACCGCTTGAAATGATGTTTCCGGCATTCTCAATAAGATTCCGATAATCAGCCAAGTCAGTCTCAAAATTAATTTGGGAATCATAATATCCCGGCTCAGACTCATCAATAAACGCAAAACAAAGCGAGTTTGGAATAAAGTACTCGATGGTACGAACATTCAGTGTTGCCCATGCTGAGACAGCGGTGTTGTGTGGTCCCGTTCCTACCAACCGATACATGTTGCCGTCATCGGCTTCGGTTGCCGGTGGCGTAGTGTAACTTTCGGTGGTACTTCCAACCGGAACAACCGTAGTCCCGCCATTGGTCCTCATTTCCCACTGAAGCGTTATCGGTGGGTCTGGTTCAGGTGGTCGAACAATGAAAGACTGAAATGTTGCCGTATTTCCCTCAAGGACCGTTTGGTCCTCTGGGTTGGTAAGGCCAAGCGTGAAGACAGGTGGCAAAGGAAAGGATATATTGGGACCGGTTATAACTGGCGGTAATGGTGGTAATGGTGGTGGGGAGGTGCCGTTGCCGCCACCGGCGTCAGGCCATTCACTGTCGCCTCCTGATCCGCCAATGCCGGCAGATCCAGGCAAAACGGGTGGATTCTCCGGGCTTTTGACCGTATCAGGTCCAAGCACGTCAGCGCCGCCACGCCTGGCCCGGATACGTTCACGCGCCAAGCGGTACCGGGCAAAAGGCAGGCGCCGCTCCCGCCCTGGCATTAGTAGCGTTTCCTGCCAGGTAAATGAATGACGCGGGGGAATTGACCGTGACGGGTGCGCAGTTTACTCATGTATTTCGCTAGGCCGGCAGTTTCAGCCGGGAGGCGAGAAGGCGCTAGGATGGCAGCCAGGCGAATGCGCGCCGCCTTGACTGCCGCATAAAAATCAACGGGTATTTCATCGGTTTGCGTTGCCAATTCAGGCAATTCAACTTGATAACGCACCGTCATGTAGCCGATTGAATCAGATAACGCACGTAGGAAGGCGACCAGAACCGGCTTGAGGGTGGTCGTTAATGTTGCATCGGTTTGACCGTCAGTGTGCACCGTGACCGTTGGTGCCTCGACATACCCCCAGCCAGGATGCTGCACACTGCCACCGGTTACAACGCCGCCGACAATGGAAATATCAACAATGCCGCCCATGCCAATATCAGGCGCCTCGGTCGTAATGGTTGCTAATTCCGTCTGGCCGGCACCGGGTTGATCAACCGTGACTGTCGCAATTCCAAGCGAATTGGAAAAATAAAATTCTTCAGGAAAAGCCGACTCTCCCGCGTTGAGTGGGAAAGTCGGCTCTCGTCTGATAACAGGGTATCTGCGGCCATCGCTATCGGTGAACACCATGCGAACGCTGTCAGGTACGACATTGGCCGGGAGGTTGATCCCTGTCTGACCAATTTCGACCGTTACGGCGCTGGTATATTCCTCAGCAAGCCAGCGTTCCTCCACCTCAAGTTCACGGATGGCCTCAACAGTTGCCTGCTCTGCCATCTGCAACACTTCAGGGTTGGTGCTGTTTTCTGCCCATTCGCCTAAACCAACGAGCGCGCTTTGCATGACGTCACCGACAGTTTTTGGCATACTTATTCCCCGGCCTCAATCGCCGCTTGGCAGGCAGCAATGAGTTTTTTCGAACGCGCAGGACCAAGGCCCTTCGCATCAACCGCGTCCAGCTGCTCAACAGTCAAGCCGGCAACGATTTCCTTGGTGACATACCCAGCCTGGCGGAAACCAAGGAACCAGTCTTCGTCAAGCAAATCGCCAAGGAATTCATCAAGCAACGGCAAGTCGTCCGTTGGTTGAAACTCATCAGTTTCAGCCGATTTCTGTTTTTCTTCCAGGCCGGCAGGGATAATGCGCAGAGACATTTTATTACCGCTGCCGCCTTCCATGACTTCATAACGCCGGCCGATTTCAGCCACTTCAGCAAACGCCTTCGCAAACGCTTCAATAGTCGGGTAAATCAGCTCGACAATCTGCGAATCATAGTTGACCATCAGGCGGTCATACTCTTCGGCCACTGTCACCTGCGCAGCGAAATAACGCGGCATATCAGGATTGTAATCAACAATCTTACGTCCCTGATAATCAAGACCCGTTTCGTTGCTGAAAGCGGTGCGAAGAATCGGCGCCACGTACTCAGGCTCGACGTAGTTTCGTGAGGTTGAACCCGGATCAGGTGGATTAATGCGTAATGCCACCTTCGGGATTAAATAGGATTCTGCAAAATCAATGTCCATGTGTGCTCCTTGTGCTCATGGGATAGGTGGGCTCTCCATTGAAAAAACCCGCGCCGCCAAGGAGAACCCGAATCGGGACGGCGCGGGTTAATCCGCACAAGCGGGGACTAGGCCGCAGCTACAATGCCGTTGGCGCGGAGGCCGTCGTTGTAGATGCGATAGGTACCATCAATGTGGAATTGGCTGATACGCTGGTTGCTTGGATCGGCCGGCATGGTCGTGATCTCATCAAGGCCAGGCTGGCATTCGAAATGCCAGGTCTGTTCATTGAGGAGGTAGCAACGGTTGGTGAATGGCACCAAGTCAGGGACTGGATAACCAGAACCGGCATTGCTGACGGTGATTTCAGCAAGCTGACCAATGCGAACGTCGTCACCTTCAACCTGGCTCAGGCCGCCACCGCTTGATGCGCTGTAGACCGTCGCGGATGCAACGGCACCGGAACCGCCACCAGAAGTGGCAAAGGTGATGGTTGGGGCGCTGGTGTAGCCTTCGCCACGATCAGTGATCGCGATGCCTGCTACGGTGCCATCAGAAGCGATGTAAACGACGCCCTTGGCTTGGCGCGTTGCGCTGCCGCCACTGAAAGTTGCCGTTACAACGGTTTGCCCAGGTAAGCCCTGCTCGGCCGAGAAGCGATCATCCATTTGATCAAGCGTTGGGTCATGAATTAACTTCACGCCTTTGTACGAGTGACCAGTGAAGCCAACGTCAATCTTACCTGCTTTAGCAGCCTCAGTATTGAACGACAGGCCGTTGTTGACCAGCCAGGCCTCGTAACGCTCAATAAAGTACCAACCACACAGGCCAATGCTGGTCTTGCCTTTGATGCCGGTTTTGCCGGTATAAAGGGCAGTGTCCTTCATCACGCGCTGCATGCCTTGACGCAAGGTGCCGCCTGCGCCGCTGGTCAATCCAACCGCAACCGGGCTTTGCAAGATAACCTGCGAAGAACGATCGTGGCCAGCATAGTTGCCAGCAAACGGGTTGATTGGTAGAATGGCGTTCAAACCAACCGGCTCATTGTCGTTCGAGCCTTGACGGTGTAAAAGCGCGTCGTGGTCGTCACGCCAGGCCCATTGCGCGTCATCAAGATCTTCACGAACCTTGTGAATAAGACGCTTGGCATCGCCACGAGTCATTTCACTGAGGCGGCTCTGTGGGGTGCCTTGGCCGTTCGGGATGATGGTAAAGCCGTGCTGCTTGTACTCGTCATGCTCGATTTCGACGGCCATGACAAGGTTGTAGTAAGCGTGCTCGGTGTTGATGCCTGAACGGTTTGGTGTGGCACTGAAAGTGTCTTTACCGCGCCATGCGGTCACTTTCAGATTGCTGCGGGTTTTGAGTTTCACCTCTTTTTTATCGCCAGTAAAGCCAACGGCTTTTTTACGGCGTTGCAGCATGTCATAGAACGGCTTGGAAGCGCGATCTTGTGGGGTGGGTTTCATGTTCGCTTGGGTGCGATGGGTGGAAAAAAGGATGTTGGAAATTTGATCCGTGCTGATGAGTATCGTCATGGTAGTCTCCGTTTCTGTGAGCGGTGAACGCCGTCCACAGAAACGGGACCGGCATTCGGGTTAGCGGCGGCCTCCCATAGACATGACTGAATTGATCAGCTTGTCTTCTTCGGAAACCGTGGTTTTCGTGGTTTTTGTGCGGTGCGGTTGCTGACCTCGCGGCCGTTGCTGACGTGACGGTTTCACAGCGTTCCAAGCGCGTTGTGCGGCGGCTGCCCGTTGGGCTGGCTCGATGTATCCACCGGCTAAAGCAACCAGTTGTGCCATCTCTTGTTGAAAACGCTCGGTGTAGACCTTTTGATCGGTCGCCGGCATGCGGTTCAACTCGTTCAACACGGGTGCAATTGCGGCCTGATGGCTTTGCTCATCAATGGCGTGCATTTGCTGTTGCTGCTCAGGCGTCATTTGCGGCTGTGCCGGTGGCATCTGCTGCGGTGGCGCCTGCGGTGCGGCTTGTTGCTGTCCCTGTCCAGGGGCTTGATTCACGTTTTGTGGACCCTGATTGCCGATAAGGGCGCGCAGGGCGTCAAAGTCAAAGTCTTCTTCGACTTTGTCGATCGCTGCTCGCAAGACTTCGTGGTCAATCGCGTTTTGCGGCGCCGGGGCTTGGTAGCCACTTTGCTGCAAGATACCCGCCAGGGCTTCAATGCCTTGGGGGTCGCCATTGACCGCTTTGCCTAACATTTCAAAGGCATGGTCAGCAACTTCAGGATTGAGCCCGTACTTTGAGGCAACGGCCTTGGCCGTCGTGCCTTGCAAGGTTTCAATCTCTTTGCGCAACGTTTTATTGGTTTTTTCCAGTTTCCGGTTCAGCTTCCGGGCGGATGGATGCCAACGGCGTTTTTCCTCGTCTGATACAGAAGATTCCTCTTCTCCATCATTTCCAGTTTCGTCGTTTGTGTCCTCGTCGCCTGGCGCTTCTTCGGCCTCTGGTTGGCCATCGTCCGATTCCTCGGCTTGCGCATCATCTTGGCTTGGTTCGCTCGTATCGTCGTTGTCAGCGGTGCCAGTGAGTTCATCAATAAGCGATTCGTCAGCTGCATCGGCATCAGCCGTTGCGTTGTCTGATTCGTGCTCTGCACCGTCGCCATCGGCCGCTGTATCGACCGGCTCATCTTGCAATGGCTCCTCTTGCTCTGGAAGCAAGTGGCCTTCATCGTCAAGCGTTGGGTTCTCCATAGTCATGGGTGAGTCCTTTGTCAACCGCCAGGGTTCGGGTTCGTGGGTTCAGCCGCAGCAAGTGGCGGTTCACCCTGCTGAGACATGTCTTGATTTTGTGGACCGGCTGCACCTAAAGGTGGTGCGGATTGCATGCCGGGAGGCTGGTAAACGTTCATGGCGCCAGGTTGGCCTGGCAACGTGCCGACTGGCAATTGCGCTGGCATGTGTTCGGCAGGATTCAGCGGCGTCACAACATCATCAGCCTTCCCAAGCCCGGCCTCGTCAAACATCCGTTCGGTTAGCTTCACAGCGTCGATCGCTACCGGGTTGTTCGACATCGAGTTCGCGGCCTGAATAAACTGCGGCAAGGCCTGGAAGGCAGCGATAACCTTTTGCATGTCCGGTTTTTCACTGGCGCTAGCAGAAACATTGATCGACATGCCATAGACCAATTGTTGAATGCCAACCGTTGGCCAGATTGCACCGGGACCGGCAATAATACGCGCATATTCCGGGTCAAACGCCTGCGAAGCGTAATGAATGATCATCGAAAAAATTGCTGTAATCTCCTTCTCGATGTTTTGCTCGGCCACGCCGGCTTGCTGTTCCATATTGGCACTGGCTTCTTTGACCTCGGCCGCGAATTCCGCGGCACCGGTTACGCCAGTTGCCTGCTGCGGGGCGCCAATAGCTGCCTGTAAATCACGGTGGGCCCGTGAATCATCATACAGCTGCTCGTTGATCTGCCCCATCGACATGGGGTAAATACCTTTTTTCAGGTCTTCCAGCGAATTAACGACAATGGCTTGCAGGGGGCGTGAGTTTTCAAGAACCGTTGTGAATTCCTCTTCATCCTCGACCAATGACTTATCAATAAATACACGCGGCTGCGATTTGTTCACCGCATCACGGCGATCACTGCGCGTGCTGTTGATTTCTTCCTGCAATAGCTTGCCAAGCTGAACGGAAGACAGCGGGAATAACCGGCGCGAAACTGTGTTATGATAGACCGGAACCACGCTGAAAAACTTCGGCCAAGCCAATTCCATCACCTCATCAACCAGAAAACGATCAAGCCCGTCGCACCAGATATAACGGCGGTGGGTTGCCCGGTCCTCTCGCTCCCAGACCGCAATTAAGCCCGCTTTCTTGAAAGTTTGCGCATCGCTGGCGCCTTCCTCTTCCGGGTTGGTATCGCTTTGATCGCCTTCCTCCTTGTTGTTGTGCATTTCACGCAACGTCTTGGCCTCTTCGGCGGTCATCGCGTAACGGTCGGCAATCTCTTCAGGAGTGTACCAATAGCGATACGTGAATTGCCCGGACAGATAATACCGGCGAATATCGCGCACAGAATTCATATCAAAGAAAACGTCTTCAGGCCGCAACGTGTCGATCTGAACGCCGCGAAAGGTGGGCAATTCGGCTTGGCCACTGACAGCGGCCATCTTTGGATCGGCAGCTAACGCTTGCATAGCGCCATTGCGCGGGTCGCCTTCCATGAGTCCCATCTGCATGAGCGCGGCTTGCTCGGCAACGTAATCAGCCACACGTACCAACTCGCCAAACTCTTCGCTCTCTTCATCGAAATGACCAGCGGCCAATTCCATTTCCAGGCGGCGCAGGCGATCAATGTTATCATTCAGACTGCCAACCGCAGGATGACCAAGGGGGTCACGCGACCGGTCTTCAATCCACGTACAACGCACCCAAGAAATACCGCAAGTATCAGCATCCTGAACCGCTTCTTGAAAGGCCTCTTCACCATCGCCCAATTCAAAGAGACGCTGTGCAACGCATTCCATTGTTTCCGCAAAAGTTGCGGCGGTTTGAATCATCAATGGATCAGCGCCGATCAACCGGCCTGGCTTAATGGCCAGTTGCGGCTGGCTGGGGTTGATTTTCCCCAACTTGGCTTGCTGGTACCGATAGAGCCAGTTTGTCTCTACGATCGCATCAGGGTCCTCGCTGCCTTCGCCCGGCGTCTCTTTGTTCATGTACCGTGCATCGGCACCAAACTGATCGTAAAACTTTTGCGCCCATCCCGGCACTCGCGTTTCCTGCCGAAACCGATTCAACAGCATTTGCTCTTCTGGGATTTCCTCAACGTCCTCGGTAAGAACTTCCGACATGCCTTCTGATGGTCCCATAATAATTACTCCTCGTCTTCTCGTCGTTTTCTTACTGGTTGTGATGGCGCAGGGTGGGCCGGCGTCGGTTGTGGCGGCTGCGCATGACGCGCCCGCTGGTAAAAATACGACATAGCCGCGCCGCCAACCAACGTCACCGCCTCAGTCAATCCCGGCGGCAATCCACTGGATGCAGCAACCTGGCCAACCACACGCATGCCGTCCTGCGCCATTTGCACTTCTGTTTGTGATGAGGTCGTTTTACCCTCAATCGTATGTCGCCGCGTCGTCAACTCGACAATGTTCCCATCTGGCGCTATTTCCTGCCGTGTTTCCACTTCAATGACTTCACGCTTTTCCTGCGACCGCGAATTAACGCAGCCGGCAAGGAAAAAGGCGCAAATAATGAGGGGATAACGGTGCATCAGTGCGTGTGCTCCGGGTTCCAATAGTCGTGATGATCCCAGCCGGTATCAAATCCCTCACCTTTGAGCTGACGTAGGGTCTCTCCAATCAGCCGGCCTAACTCAGGATCACCGCCCGCATTATAGTAGAGCAAGTACATTGCCTCGTGGATCGCTGTCGCTTTCATCTGTCGAGAGGTTTGCCCTATGGCCAGTTCAATACCTCGTTCTGAGCTGAAGAAACCGTAAACCTGCCTATGATTGTGGTGCTCACTGGTTTGATCCGTGAGCGCCGACATGCCACGCATGGTTACCGGAACTTCTGCGCCAGGATTGAGCTGCTTGCGGTAACCACCACAACCAACCGAGAACAAGCAGGCCAACAGGATCAGAAGCGCTTTCATGATCATGCGCGTGTCGGCCTTCCGTCCGTATAAACCAGGTCGTTGTTGACATCGAGTTGATAGCGAACCCCATTGGTGCCCATGATCACGTTTGCCGCGCCTTGCATGTACGTGGCTTTAAGATCGTCCTCCGTCACGCCCTCGGGCAGGCCGCCTGGATGGTAATTGGCAGATACGACACCGTTTAGAAATCGATCCTGAGCCAATCGGTTGCCAAGGTGAAGCACTCCCGAAAAAACCTCGTTCGTTGGCACGGTGAATGTGCTGCCGTCCGGTGCGGTGAAGATTGCATTGGTTCCATCCAGTTCAGCCAAGCAGACAATTGGCCTTATTTTGTCCCATCCGCTTGCTGTCTGTTCTGCCCTAGCGCCGCCGCCCGTGATGAAGCCAACGTTACCATTAGTCGCCAAATACTCCAAACGCTTGCCTGTGCTCGTTGGCGAGGTTTCGAGGAAACGTGGCGCGGTGGATGGTCCAGCAAAGGAGGGATGCCACCCAAGGAAAACACAGCAACTAATTAAGCCCTTGCCATCGCCCCATGGCACGTTTTGAAACTGCACGTTGTCAGAACCGTAAGAAGCACCGGCCGGTGATCCGGATACAAGGCCATATTTGATTGAGGGGTTTCTAACTAAAATAGCTGATTCGCCGTCACCCTCATAAACATAGTTGCCGCTTTTGACAAAAAGCACCTTACAGTTGTTCGTGTATGCCCCAATACCTGAATAGGTGATAACCGTAAATCGCCACCAACCATCACCTAAATCTTCAGCAGTGGTTTCATCAAAGCTAGTGTGTCCCGTGATTTTCGATCCATCGGACAAACTAAAGTTTGCTGTAGCGAATTGAACATCGGCAGGCATTTGCAGGCCAATCGCTTCGACTCCATCGGATTTTACTTCAACAGAAAAGGTACATGGCAATCCATCGGCAATGCCTCGCCTAAAGTCAACAAGCTTCTGATTTGTGCTGCCTACTTTTTCTACTGCTCTGATCGTGCCTTGACCTGCATTGTAGTCATCAATCGCCTGATAATCCCATTCTGGGTTGTCGGCCTCTTCCTTAAATCCAGCCAAGGTCGAAGGGGTGGCAAGGGTTGGGTAGCCGGTGTCAGTAACCCGCATGTTGTGTTCAATTTCGATGGTCGCGTCAGATAAACCCGAGGATCTGAACATGATCCGATCAGTGACATCGGATGAGCCCACAAAAGCGTCAATCGTTGTCCATTCATTCAGAACAAGGCTGTCTAATGAGAACAGGGTGCCCGTCGTGTTTGAACCGTTCCGGAAACCAAAATAGCTTGAAGCTGTTTGGAAGCTGCCAGAAACGAGTCTGACCCGACATCGAGCCCACCGGCTGCCGGTGCGCGGATCGAGAGCAAACTGCCACACAACTGCGTCACCCGTAAATCTTAGTCGCGTGATCCCATTGCCTAAATCGGTCTTTGCAACATCGCCACCACCATTTTCGGCCCAACCTGTTATGGTATCGGTTGGCACCAAGTTCGTCTCGCCCTGATAAACGCTCACAAAATCCAAAAAACCAGACTTGCGAGCATCTGCCGTATCGTCCGGAACATCAGGCATGCTAGCAAAAGCAGAAGCACGGCCGCCAGTTCGGCTGACCGTCAGCATGGCTGGATTGGTGAGACTGATCGCGCCTGCGAGGGGGTTGCCCTCCCTTTGAACGAAAGGTCCCCGTAAAACCGGCTTCAGGAGCGAATTAACCAAAGGCCCTCTTAAAACCACAGTGTTACCCCAGAATTATTTACACCGGTCACAAAGCGAACGGTGTCCATTGATCCCTCAATGATGTTTTCCCCGGCTGCAAGAACGACTCCCGCGTCTTTCCATAAACCGCTGGCCGTTTTCCGCTCAACGCGAATGGCGGCGGTGTCCACATCGCCTTCAGCATTCACCGCTAGGCCGCTGTGATGCGCTGCTACGACAGGTGATACCTCGCCGGCTACGCTGGTTGTCCAATGGGTCTTCATGATTTCCCCTTTTCGTTTTTAAGGATTTCTTTGAGCAGGTCGTGTTGCGCCTGCATGGTGTTTTCCATCGACTGCAATAGCTGCGTGACTTCAGCCTTATGGATCAGCAATTCGTGCGTGTCTTTTTGAATTTTCTCAGTTAGGCCCTTGCATTCCTTCTGCACCGTTGCGATCTGCCCAAGCACCTCGGTGCGCGCCGCCTCAAGTCGCAGCATCGTGTAGGCGTCCTGTTGCTTCAGGTCTTCATCAGCCTTCTGCAATGCCTCGATGTCCTTATCTTGCTCGGTTTCCCGTGCCACCATCTGCGCACCGATAACCAATACGCTGATAATCACGCCAATAACCGTACAGGCACCAACAATACTTGCGCCAACCCACATAAGCGGCACAGACGTCCTCTGATCAACCGACTGCATGCCCGTCGTGCTATTTCCCTGCAAATCTGTCATGATAACGACGCTCCATATCTGCGCGCAATAACCTTGGTGCCGGCAGGTGGGTTAAATCCTGGCGTAGCAAGGTTGATCGTGGTGAAGTCTGTTTGCCCGCCGGTTTCACGCGCTGCATGAATGTTGCGCGCATAGGGGATTCCCGGCGAATCCTGCGAAAACGATTCAACGTGATTGACTTGGTATCCTGCCGCTATGCGCAAGTGAGCCCTGGCAAAGGATACCAACTCATTCCCAAGGCGGAAACTTCCACCAAACGACTGCGACTCTCCGGCCTCGACAAATCCATTGGCTGATCCGTAGCGCGCTGACGAATAATTGGCTGCGCTGGTATCGCCATCAAAAAAGATCTGCAATTCCCCTGTCGTCCCGCTCGGCGGCGCTTCAAACACCAGCTGCAATTCCTCAACAGGCTGGGCCAGCGTGATTGAACCAGAATTAACCGTCCCGTCGAATTCAAATTCCCCAAGGTCGAGTTGATTCAGGGGGGCTGATCCTGTCGTGAAAACGGACCCGCCAGGGATGAACCACGCATGCGATGCGCTGGCAAACGTAGCGGTAACGGTTCCATTAATGCCTGTGTAACGCAATTCAAAAGTCTGTGGTCCGGTTGTGGCATCTACCAGACAGGTGGCATGGCTGGAGAGGCCTTGAGAATATGAGGCCGTATTAGCCAGGAGCGCCGCGCTAGCTCCGACAAATTCGCCCCTGGTTACATTATACCATCGCACATACGCTTCATCATTCGAGCCAGTAAAGTCCACCCTAGGAGACCCTGACAACACGCCCTTGCTGCCCGCTTGAATAGTTATTTGATTGTTTTCTAGCGAAATACCTTGACTGTCATCGTCGAGCACGTTAAACGGTACGGCACCGCCAACCGTTGCGTCTGTGAGGTCGGTCGGGCTTACCAGTACCAGCCCCATAGCCGCGTCCATCGGCAGCGCCACCTTGCCGCCTTCTTGAGTCAGTTCCGCCCAAGTCCATTCTGGCTGCCATCTCAGGTTGAAGTTTTCAGCAGCGAAGCACCAAATCTCTACGTAATCCCCTGGCTCAAGGTCCAAGAGCGGGCTGGTTCCGCTGACTATGGCAAAGGAGTAGTTTACAACATCAGCCGCACCAATGTCATAAACCGCTTTTCGCGTTCCCGTGCTGTCGTAGACATCCACAAAAATGGACAGATCAGATACGTCATCGGTGCCAGTCGAAATCACGGCAGTGAGCCTGCCTGTGAATTTCCGGGTTGCCACCCATCTATTTAGAGCTGGGTCGAATGTAGCTGGGAATCCATCAGTCTGTTTTCCGATCAAACCGAGCGGTATTTTTTCAATCGTCCACGCGGTGCCAATCGAGACCTCTGAAACAGAGTCAAGATGGACGCGGCTTCGCGGTGGTTCGGCCTCGGGAATAACCACATCCCCGCCAACAACCGATAACTCTGCCCAGCTATGACCAGGAAGAGGGTTCCATGTTCCCGTATCTGTTGTGAAAGCTGATATGAATACATAGTCACCGGTATTGCATTGGAAAACTGGTGATATTCCTGGGGTTGATCCGTATGCCTGATTGGCTTCTTGAACACTTAAAACGTAGCCTTCGTTTGTCTGGGTCGCTGCCTGAAACCGCGTCCCAAACGTTTCGAACCTGCCGACAGAATCAGCAGCGATTCTTACAGCCACACGCAGGCGTACCGAACATGGCTTAGTAATGTCCCAGCGGTTTTCTGCCGAGTTCCAGTGGAAGGGCGCTGAGTCCGTTTCGTCGATAATATTATCGAATGCGATGGGTTCGATGATTCCATTTGCCAAGGGGAGATTGACGCCTTGTTGATCGACTAAACTGCGGCTCGCATTCGTCACAACTCGCCCGACGTCCGGCGTCGTCAATATCGTCCGATCATTCGCAGCATCATCGACCGGCTTGACGATCCCGGTGGCCTGCAATTTCGACCGCTGCGGCAAATCTTTGCCGTCCTCGTCCTGGATCGTGTGGCCAACATTCCCACCACCCGACTGCGGAAACGCCACATACAAATAATCGCCATTGGCCAGGTTGGTAATATCCTTCCAGCCCTTGCTTGGATTCCCGCAGCGAATCTCGGCCCATGTCCCATTGTCAAAAACATCAGTGACGGTGTATGTCACGTTTATATTGCGATCGCTGTCCGTATAGAATTGAACTAAATCGCCAACGGCCAAAGCGGTTATTGCGTTGCTCGACGCATCCGTGCCGCCAAGCGAGGGGGTTTTACTGATAAAAAACTGACTTTCTTCAAAAGACGCAAAGGGGCTTGCAACATTCCCGCTGCCAGGATCAGCAATCACTGCATCGAGCACAACCTGCCACGCATCATCACCAGCCGGCACCACGCTGTTACCTGTCTGCCCGCCGTTGCCTGCCCCAATGTTGCCTTGCAGGTAATCTTGCAGCATCGCATGCAGCTGATCGGCCGACACTTCAACGCCGGCCTCTGTGCGCAATTCAGTATCTCGGTTACGACTGTGCGAAACGTCCTGTAATGCCAAAATATCGGCCTCTAACTGCGATAAATCGACCTCGGCGCCCTGCCCTGCCTCTAACGCATCAAGCCTCGCGTTGATTGCCTCAAAACGATCCTCAAGCGAATTGATCATCGCCTGGTCGTCTGGATCAATGCCAGTCGCTAGTTCAACCGCGGCTTGCAGGTCCGCAATGAGCCTACGCAGGTCCGCATGGGCGCCCTTGTCCTGCTCATGCTGCCGTAGTGCTTCTGCTTCCTGGCGTCCACGCATTGTGGACCCATACACATGTGCGCGTGAAAGTGCAAGTCCTACCTGCGCGCTCTGCCAAGTGCCTTGATCTTACGATCAAACGCGCTGCCCCGTTTCTTGAGTTCACGTTGTCGCAATTTGAAGTCAGGCACCGTTGAGGGGGCCCGTTCAACTTGCTTGTGTGGCGTTCGCATCTTATCGACTTTCCGCGCCAAGATGCCGGCAGAGTCAACAATGTCGTCCCGGCCGTCGTCCTCGCCGTTGAATTGCCAAAACTCATCCCGCATTTCTGGCCACCACGGCACGTTTTCAGGCACGCAGAAGTTGCCAGCACCGACTAGACCAACCAGCGTTGTTGCCTTGGCTGCCTTATCGCCACCGGCATGGCTGATAATTTCATACTGCACGCCTGGGCAGCGTTTCATCAACTCCTCGCGCAAAAACGGCTCTAAAGCCCTGCCTCCGGGCCCACCCTCAAGCAACACGCACCGCACTTTGTGCTGAATCACCAATTCAACGATGCGATCAATCAACTCATTCGGCTCAAGGTGATCAGCCTCCATGTGCGTACACCACACGCGCTCTGTCTCATCCATACCGCCTATCGTAATCGCTGATCTATCTCGCCGCTCACGATCTTTCCCGGTGAACGCCGGGTCACATGCCAGGTACTTCACGCCAATCGGTACCTGCGCCATCCGCAGAATCTTATCAGGGTCCAATATCCCGCCGCTGGCCGCAATATCCCATCGCCCATTTAGCCAGGCCTCGACTAGCCACTCTGGCCCGGACGCACGAATCCGCCCGATGTACGTCGGATCATTCTCCATCAGGATTTTATTATCCGTCACTTTAGATGGAATATACACCACATAGGGGGGCGCCTGACCCTCAACCGCAGCCTTTTTGTCGATCCACGGCACCAACGGTTCTTTGCCGTCGATATAACGCTCCCGCAGCCATTGATGGCCAGGGCCGCCGGGGTTTGCTGTGAGAATCAACCGCGTCGGCACGCCGCGCGTCGAGCGCATTGCCGCCCTCAGCAAATTAATGACGCCATCAGTCGCATAGGTGCCAGCCTCATCGACTGCCACCCATGACAGCGACCGGCCTTGATACTTCATCGCATCGCGAGGTTTATCCAGATACCGCATCCGCAGGCGCGCCCCGTTCGGGAACCGCCACGTCTTTGCTTGTTTCTCGTATTTAGCGCCCAATGGCTCGTAAATCTCATACGACCGATCGATCAATTCCTCCAGCTCGGTCATGTCCCGGCGGAAAATCAGACCATTCGCGCCCGCTCCATACCGCAGCGCATAAACTGCAAAATCTCCCAGAATCGCATCAGTCTTCCCGCCGCCGCGAGCGCCGCCAAACAGTATTTCGCTACATGGACACGCCAGCAGCCAGGTTTGTGGCCCGGCCTGCGCACTCCACACTACGTTGCCTTGTGGTGTGGTTGCAATCATAGGTCTTCAGCCTTTTTTACGGCAGCAAACCGCTTGTCGCTCTGAATCAACGCTGCAACCAATTCATCCGGGTTCTTCGCACGATCAATGATCTGCATATCCTGCGGGTGAAAGTTCCGCGCCCCGTTCTCGTCGATAAACACAATTGCGCCGCACTTATTCACGGTAGGCGACATGCTTGGTAGCAATTTATCGTGCTTTTCAGCGTCATAGATCGCACTGGCACACCCTTGGTAATGCCAGTTGATGATTCGCTGTTTTCGTTCTGGATTAAACGCCATTCGTCTCTCCTTGCGCAATTCTCACGGCATTCTGCCAGTCTAATGGATCGCCAACTCTTGCCGGTGCCTCGATAACTTTGGCGCTGTCCTGGCCCTTCTGCTTCGCGTCTCGCTCGGCCTCGGCCTCTTTGCGCAGCGTCACATGCAGGTCGGCCAGGTGCTTTGCCGCCTTGGTTCGTTCATTCAGGTTTGACGGCACCTCGATCGCCATGCCATCGCAGACCGTGATGTCTTTCACTTGGCCGCGCATTACCTTGGTCAGGTAATCGCCAACCTCATTCAGGTCGGCCACCCTCCCGGCTGCTGCCTGGTTGACCTCACGAATCTCGCTATTGATCTGGTTTTGCTCTTCACGTAGCGCCTGCCTTCGCGCTGTTTCGATCGCTGCTTCCACGTCGGCCGCCACCAGTTTCAGCACAGCGGCCATTCTCGGCTTATTGACCGCGTTCACCAATGCGGGACGTGTTACTCCCTGTTCTTCCGCGACCTCTTTCAGCGCATGTGCATTCGTCGGCCATCCCGCTCGGATCAACAGCGTGATGCGATGGCGCTGTCCCTGCGTCAGTTTTTGCATCTCCGCAATTGTAGGGGGTGTTAGCGGGCCATCGCTCATTTCCCCCATATACACAAGGGTTCGTGAATTGGCAAGCCTCCTTGAAACCCCTGAAACCCCCACTCAAACCCCACAAAAAACCCCGCCACATTGACGGGGTTAGCGAGGCTGCACCTACAACCTGGGTTAGCGAGGTGTCTCGCTAAACAAGTGTTGGGCGTCAATATTTACTAAGAAGTTCGCCGGTTTATTCCGAATCAACTTGTAATTGGTTTCCCGATATTCGACTCCCTACTTCATTGGGCTAAATCCTGGCTTCCCACCTTTAAATCTTGGCCATCAACTTGCTCATCAACCGCCCATTACCTGACCACTCATCAACATTTGGTGACTCGTACCCAGGGCTGACTGGCTAAAATTGATTGCAAACCGTAGGACGCAGCCGAAGGTAGACGGATACTTCGAAATTGCGGATCATTGGCACATCCATCCGGTGGTTCCAAACGCATTCAAGCTACGCCCAACACGGGTTTACAGAAAACGGGAGCCCCTAGCGATGCTTTGTAACTTGGATACGCAATCTTCAAACCATCGGTATGTGGGTCGCCTTCGGCGCCATTATCCACATGCCTATCTTCCAATCAGCCTGACACAGACCGTGTCGGGGCCCCCTGAAACTGAACGTTGGGCAACCAAACTAAACCGATATAGAAAGATTCAAGATGAAGAAAGCAATAAAATACTACTTGATAGGAACATCCATCTTCTTCCATGCGATCATATTAATATCCTTGTTCTGGATTATTCCATTCTTCAATAATGCCTCTACTGCTGGAAAATCATGGGCAGAATCCGCCATGAATCCCGACAAAGGTATTATCGAAGACGTTTCAACCCTGGAACAAGATGGCCTAAAGTATCAAGGGTATAAAATAAACTATAACGACAGAACACTGTATACGATGGGAACTGGAAATGATGAATTTGAAATTGGACAAACCGTGAATGTAATGGTAAATGCTCACCCCTACGGACCTTTAAAAACATTAATGGTAACAATTACTCCAGAACGGTAGCCCAACAAAGTGTTCAAGAAAACGGGAGCCACTAGCGATGTTTTCCAACTCAAGCCTTTTTAACTACAGTGCCCCGGTGGCCGTGCCGCCTACGGCGCCATTATCCGTCCACCTGCTCGCGATCAAACTTGTAAAGTTTGCCTCGTGGCCCCCTTAACGTTGACGTTGGGTTCGTTATTCGGTTGATCCATCACAGTCTATTGCATGAAGGATCGACCTAGCAAGCAATCGCGCAGCCCTGTGATCTAAGTTGACCAATGATACTGGCATGAATGAATCGACAACATTCTCGTTCCATTGTTCAAGTTGAATTTGAATGCAATTATTATCGGCATTAGTGACATTTAGATATGCCTCTCCGTAATCATCATCCGGTTCAATCCGATATTTTCGTAAACCTGCTGCTAATGGTTCTTTGGCCTGCATGTATATTGGGGACATGCAGGATATTCTGACTTGCATGTAGTGTTCCATATTTTCGTTCCTTCCGTTAATTCCACCCAACAACCGGATCAAGTCAGGCGAGCGCAGAGCGCCGCCTAATCCGTTAGGTTGGGTTACTGTAATAAATGGTATGCAACGGCTGCCTGAAGTGGCACCCATGCGTCTCCTAGTGATTCGATGCGCTTGCTCCGATCGGCCATCCCATCCACCACTCGCAAAAGTCCGGGCTCAATCGGATTCCAACTGTATGCTTGGCAGTATCGCGCAGCGGCTTCGATCGCTTTGCCGCCTGCTTCCGATAACCCTCCGCGCTGTATGGCGATTTGTAATCCGTCGCGCAAAGCGTTGGCAGAAGCTGGCGTAATTTTCCCGACAGTCGCAGTATTTTCTTCCCTCGACTGGTCGAATAGGCAATGGTTCGGCAATCCGCTGCTAGCAAGGTCGGCATACAAGAACCATCTGTCTCTTCGGTGGGGGGCTTCAACATCAGACGCGGCAATGATTCCGTCTCTTGGTCGGTAGCCTCGATTGCGAAGGTCTGCCAATACAACATCTCGCCCTTTGGTTTTGATTCTGGGGCTGTTTTCAAAGAAAATCCAGGATGGTCGAAAAGCGTCGATTGCCTGGATGCATCCTCTGTAAGTCGGGCCTGTCTCTCTTCCGCCAAGGCCCGCTCCTTCGCCTGCTGCGCTAATATCTTTACAAGAAAAACCTGCTGCGATTCCGTCCACTTTTTCATGGACTGCGGCATGCCACTCTGTACTGGCAATGTCTCCGCATACGACGGTAAGGTGTGGCCACCAGCCTGCCTTGGCTTCGCTTGCCACAGCACGACAACGCCACTCGTCGGCATCGAGGGCGAACACTGATTTCCATCCAAGGATTTCGCCGGTCCACAAGGAACCGCCTCGTCCTGAGCAAAGGTGCATGACATTCTGTTTCACTCCGTTTCCTTCGTTAAATCGTAACCCAACAACGCCGTTCAACTGGGAGCGCCTAGCGGCGCCCCGTTACCGTTGAGGTTGGGTTACTTGGTTGCCCGGTCTGCGCATTTGGTGCAATACTCTAATCCATCTCAGATGGCTGAACTTTAATCGGCCTGCGCGTTTGAGTCTTGCGGCCGTCCAAAATAGCGCGGACCATTTCGGCGTTAAATAAAATCGGTTTCTCGTTTGGCATGGTTCAACCTGACTTTTCTCTAAGTGATAACGGCTCGCACGACTTACATATTTCCAGAATATGATCTAACCATTCATGAAGCGTTTTCTTGCTACAAAACTCATGGTTGTGTGCGTGTTGCGCGATCTGTCTGACAAATTCTGACAGCGCTTCATTTCGCTTCATGATCTGTTTGCTCAACTCAATCGCCTCATCGCATTGCTGCTCACATTCGTAACCAATCTCAATGCTTTCCTTGATTACGTTGCGTTCTTCCTGGGTCAGCTGCTCCTTGTCGAGCAATGCGAGTATCGCCTTCTGCTCCCTTGATAATTCGTCTTGGCTCATGATGCGTCCTCCGTTAAAACAGGCTGCGACACCACGATTAAAACAGGCCTCCAGATTAAGCCGTTCGGTGTTGGTCGAATTTTCGCTACAGCATAACTGCCATCAGGCGCCTCGATCTGCACGCTGAAGGTTTCGTCATTGTTGCTGCTCGATAAATCAAAGGCCTCTGGCTCTGGCAATCCCGGCACTTGCTCCTGCAAAGCGGCATATGCCTGCTTGATCGTCCCGGTGACGCTTGCGTATCGCTGCACGGTCACTGTTCGGCCGTCTTTGGTTTTTGATAGTTTTGCTTCTTGAAAGCTAGTTGTTGGTTTCTTGGCGTTTACCATTGGTTCTCCTAAAAGTGCCGGTCTTTCCCGGCTGTCAGTCGCTTCCGTTTAGTGGCCTAGTGCATTGTTCGCATGCGGGGTCAGTCCGACTGCTCGACCAAATCTGTGCTACGTGCCGAAATAAAGGTGATGCATAATCGCTTTCGCGCCCATGCGCAGGATCGTTTCTTGGTACTTTTTGTGGTTTGAGTACTCGGCTTCGGTTAGGTAGACGCCGTGCATGATTTCGGGACGCTCAAAGCCAACTAAGCGGCCTTCATCAAAAAACGTCGTCGCGTCCACATGGGCCCAGCCCAATCCACGCGCCAAGGTTGAGATAACCTGCGCGACCTTCGTAAGCATTTCTAAGGTGAATCCGCTGTTACTCAGGTTTACGAGGCGCCACGTATGCGACCGTGCGTCAAAGGTGTAGGTAGTGCCTTCCGGCATTTCCTGGCGCTGCCACTCAAGGACCACTGCTAGGCGCTCGACCAACGGATACATGCCTACCGTGTTGATCCACTCAAGGTCTAGGGCGGCTTCGCCCAACCGCAGAGCGGAATCAATCAGCGCATCTTGCGATTTTTCAACCGCTTTGAATTCATCGCTCATTTTGCTGCCTTCCGCAAGGCGTTCATGGCGTCGTCCAACATGTTCAAAGCCATGCGGCCTACGGCGACATCGTTGATAACCGGGCGCACAATCGGCTCGATCTGTTCCAGCATCGCCTTGATGCGATAGCGGTCAGGGCCTTCGGACAGGCGGCGTTTTTCTTCAGCCTCTTTTGCCAATCGCTGCTGCTCTGCCAGCTGGGCCCGGCGTGTTTCGGCCTGCTCGGCTGCCAGTTTCGCCTCGGCCTTACGGCGTTCTTCCTGTTCCGCTAACCGGGCCTTACGTTCCTCGTCGGCTTTGGCTGCCAGGCGGGCCCGTTCTTCGGCATCGCGCTTTGCTTGTTCCTCGGCTGCCTTTGCTTCGGCATCGCGCTTGGCTTGGTTTTCCTTTTCGGTCTGCTCATAAGTGGCTGCAAAGTTCTTCCATTGCTCTTCGGTCATTTCCGCCAGGAAGTCATCACTATAGGTCTGCGCATCATTGCTGATCGCAAGTAGGTAGCCCCGGCGATAATCAGCCTTTTCTTTGCGCTCTTCTGCAATTCGCCGTTCCTCGGCCTTTTCAACGTCTTCAAGTTTCGCCTCAAGGCTTTTCATTTCGGCTGCAAATTGATTAAAGATCGACTGCACAACGCGGCCAACGGCAAGTGATTCAGCCTTCAGGGCTTCGCGCACTTTGTTCAGCGCAGTGCGAGCATTCTTGATAACCAGGCGATGCTCCCGCGCTTCATCTGGTGTTGGCTCAAAAGCGAGTGCTTCCTGCGCGGCCGGCACCAGTTCTTGAATCTTAGCGATATGTGGGAGGTATTTCTCCGCGATCGCTTCAATGGTCTTCGGGCTCAATAGGCCTTTGGGGTCGCAATCGGTGATGATTGCCTGCATCTGGGTTTGTGGTTCGGTTAATTCTGACATGGGGTTTCCTTGATTTGTGGTTTTCTTGTTAGTTGCTAAAAAATGACGAGAATTTTTCACCGCCGTATTGATCCGTGGTCATCGCAATCATTTCTGCAATCGTCGCCTTTTTGTCGGTGGTGAATCCCTTGGACTCAACAAAGCCGCGAACGCCGGCTGCGCATGCGCCGGTAATAGACCGATAGCATTCAACGGCTTCTTCGAAGCTAAATTGATGACTCAACTCAAGACCCTTATATCTTTCCGTTGAGCGATCTGATATTTTATAAATCAAATCCTTCTTGGCTTCATCAAGCGTATCACCGTGTGCCCACTTAGATCCGTCCGTGACGGCATATTGAATTTTAGTTTTTCCGATATTCCGAGTTCTGTAGACGCCGCCTTTGTGATCGACGACCTCCGAGAATATCCCATCGATAAGGATGTATTTACCGTTTTGCCAGCTCAGTGGATATTTCGGTTCATCAATGTGCTCTGGCTCCTCAATCTGCGTGCCGCGCAGGTCGAGATAGCCGCCAACCGTGAGACCGTCAGGCAATGCGGTGATCTGCGTGCCGCGCAGGTCGAGAGGGCCGCCAACCGTGAGACCGTCAGGGCCATCTGTGTATTCGATTTCGTATTTTTTTAGAAATTCAATTAAATTAGTCATGTTTATCTCCTTGATTTTTGTTTTTAGAAAGGTGGCATTTCGTCGTCGTAGTTATCACCGGCAGGGGGCTGCGGTGGCGATGCATCCCGCCCACGGCCACCAGATTGAGACGAATCTCCCGATTGTGGACCGTAACCGCCTGAAGAACCTTCCCGACCGCCGAGGAATTGCACCATATCTGCTGATACGCGTAGTTGGCTGCGTCTCTGGCCGGTGTTCTTGTCCGTCCACGAATCCAGCTTCAGGCGCCCTTCGCAAAGCGCCGACCGGCCTTTGGTCAGGTATTGCCCGACAAGTTCTGCGGTGCGTCCCCAGGCCTCGACCTCAACGAAGGTTGTTTCCTCCTTCTGCTGGCCGTCTGGCCCGCGGTATTTGCGATTGATCGCAAGGCTGAATTTCGCCACTGCTCGCTCATTGGTCAGGAAGCGCACTTCTGGATCTCTCGTAAGATTTCCTGCGATGATTACTTTGTTGTAGTTAACTGCCATGATGGCTCTCCGTTTCTGGGCGTTTTAAGGCCCTGTTTTGTTGATTGATGTCCTGGGTAGGGTCAACCTTAGAAAGTACGTCAGAAACGCTCCTTGGCCCCTTATTTCGGAATGAGTTCATATATTGTGAACGGTACTCGCGTTGCTTTTGCGCTTCTTTGCGTTTTCTGGCCGCATCGATGCTGTCAGCCCAGTCTACGATGATGTTCCCGAAGGTCTCTTTGAAGCGCTTGATTCCTTCAGGATCTTGGACGATCATCCGGGCCTTGCGAGCCGTCCTGCCAATGCCGACCAGAGACGCTGCGAGAGGCAAGGCCTCAAGGGCGAACGCAACTTTGTTTGCCTGCTTGATTGATTCGCACTGAGCGGCTTCGTGAAGCGTGACCATTGCGTTGGCATCGGCTGCTTCGAGTTTCCAAAGGCGAAGAACGTTGTCCGCCCATCGTTGGTCGTACGGCCCGTACGGTGAGGGAGCGTTGGAGTCGTTAGAGACACCTTCGCTGCTGTCGTTATTTTTTCTTTGAATAGCCACATTTAATCCTTGACGTCGTAGTTTTTATCAAGCCACTGAGTCGCTTGGCTCAGGTAAATCGGACCGTCTCCACGAGTTGGGTCTTTGAGCAATGAATCGTACATGTCGCAAAGCGCTCCCCATCCGTCCGAGGTGTTTCCCTCGTAGCGTCGAAACAAAGCCTCCCAGTGACGGTCCTCGTCCCGGCCAACGAAGATCCGTGGATGGGTCATCCTGAAGTCTGGCCAGTTTCTTTTTCGCTGATCAAAGTCCGGTGGTGTTTCGTTTTCACTGAAAGGATCAAAAGATCCTTGAGTGGGTGTGGGTGGGTGAACTTTTTCGCCCGTAGAGCGGGCACCCGCACGCTCTATATGATTCTGACTCTGATTCTGATTGGTTGCTGTTTCGTTGGAACGCAAAGGCAACGCCCGTTCAACACCCGTTGCTGTTTCGTTGGAACGCAAAGGCAACGCCCGTTCAACACCCGTTGCTGTTTCGTTGGAACGCAAAGGCAACGCCCGTTCAACACCCGTTGCTGTTTCGTTGGATTTTTTCTGTTTTTTGCGGTTACGCCGTGCTTCAGCCGATGCTTTGCCAGCTTTAATGGCACTTTGGTATTTCCTAGCAACATCGTCCAAATCACGATTGATCCGCTCATGTTGCCAGTGTGTTGGGGTTACGTTGAAGAAGCGTTGCAACTTGATTTCAACGGTTGTCCAACGGTCGTTGGCCAGTCGTGTAATCATTTGCAGGTCTTCCGTTGGAAGGGGTCCTCCATTCTTCCAATAGGCTAACATTAAGAGAAAGTAAGCCCCATGCTCTTCGGTGTTTAAGTGCATAGTGTCGGCCAGGTAATCGCCTGGATAGAATGGCATGTAAGCGATGCCCATCTACCTGCCTCCCTTCGCGAAGTAAATCCGAATACGGCACAATGACGACTGGCCACGCTCTTGATCTGCGCGCAGACATCCTTGCGGGAGGTACTTGGTGGTATCGTCCTCAAGTAACTTTCTCTTAACTAATGCGTCGATGATCGGCTTGCAGGCCATAACCATATTATCGACGTCATATTCGTTTGATGCCCCTGCATAAATTCTGGTGATCCACAAGGCCTTGGGTTCTGCTGTGAAATCAGGCGCAGGTAGAGCAATCGTTGAGTTGATGGCTGAACGCCACCGCCGGGCAAGGCTGCAATATTGACCCCAATGCATTC